TAATTCGCCCCGCGATAAAAATCTAGTGACAGGCATTTCAAGTCTGTCTTTTGTTTGTCTGAGTAGTCAAATGGCACTCAATCTGTAAAAAATGCTTTGTATATCAAAAAGTTATATCAAATATTGCAGATATGCCAAAAAGCAAAGAAGTTGCTTAAAAAATAGGCAACTTGCTTAAAAATTAAGCAACTGGAGCAAGAATGATCGTAAATAAGAGGCAACTGGCTGAGATTCTTGGGAAATCCGAGGAATGGCTGACTCAAATGCAAAAAGACCCGAGTTTTCCTGTCTTGCATAAGCGCAAGGGCAGGGGTGGGTCTGATTATGAGAGTTCGGATGTCATCAACTGGATTGAACGCCGTTCTGTTAACAACTTGATTGGCAACCAAGACGCAATTGATATTGAAGAAGGTAGGCGCAGAAAGATGGCTGCTGAGGCGGCTATGGCTGAACTTGAGTTGCTAAAAGAGCAGGGCAAGGTGGTCGAGATTGAGAAAGTCGCTGACGAGATTGGTGAGCAACTTTCAAACTTTAGGGCTAAGATGCTTTCAATCCCCTCTAAGGTTGCTGGACAGGCTTACACAGCCAAAGATGTCAAAGAGATCAAAAGTATCTTGGATGATGCTATTTATGAGGCACTAAATGAAATTGCTGGAATCAGTGAAGACGATGCAACTGGAGTCATTTCGCAAGGCGTTGATGATTCAAATGAAGAAGCGTCTGAAACCGCCACCGAGATTGACGGTCAGTGAATGGGCTGACAATTTTAGAAAATTGAGTGCTGAGTCGTCTGCGGAACCCGGTTCTTGGCAAACTTCTCGTGCTGAATATCAACGAGGCATCATGGACGCTATCTCTGACCCGTCTATCGAGACTGTGGTTTTGATGATGGGCGCTCAGATGGGTAAATCGGAGTGTTTGAACAATGTCGTTGGATACCACATCGCGCAAGACCCAAGCCCTATCTTGGTTGTCCAACCAACGCTTGATATGGCGCAAACGTGGTCAAAAGACCGATTGGCTCCTATGCTACGTGACACTCCTGCTTTGCAAGGTCTTGTCAAAGACCCTAGAAGCCGTGACTCTGGGAATACTACACTTCATAAGAGTTTTCCGGGTGGTCACGTTACTGGTTGTGGAGCTAATAGTCCTGCTTCTCTTGCTTCCCGTCCTATACGCATTGTTCTTTGTGACGAAGTTGACCGATTTCCTGTATCAGCGGGTACAGAAGGTGATCCTGTAACTTTGGCTCGAAAGCGGTCTGCGACTTTCTGGAACCGCAAGATCATCCTTGTTTCTACTCCGACAAACAAGGGCGCATCAAGAATCGAGCAAGCGTATGAAGAATCAGACAAACGGCTTTATTACGTTCCTTGTCATGATTGTGGTCACGAGCAAACGCTCAAATGGAGCCAAGTTAAGTTTGATGCTGATCGCCCTGAAACGGCTGGTTACGCTTGTGAGTCATGCGGTGCTATTTGGGACGATGCAAGTCGCGCTCGTGCTGTGCGCCGTGGTGAGTGGCGTTCTACTGAGAAGTTTGCAAAAACCGCTGGATTTTGTGTTTCTGGACTGTATTCGCCTTGGATTCCTCTGGAAGACGCAGTTCGTGACTTCCTTGCGGCAAGAAAGCAACCATCAACCTTAAGGGTGTGGGTGAACACCTACCTTGCTGAGACTTGGGAAGAAGACGGTGAAGGTGTGGATGACTACTCGCTCTCTGAGAGGGCTGAGGATTGGGGCGATATTGTCCCTGCTGACGGTCTTATCCTGACTGCTGGCGTTGACGTTCAGGATGACCGCTTAGAGGCCGAGATTGTGGCTTGGGGCAAAGAGGAAGAATCTTGGTCTATTGCCTACAGGACTATTCACGGCGACCCTTCTGGCCCGATTGTGTGGCGTGAACTTGATGAATTTCTGTATGGAGTGTATGAGCATGAATTTGGCGAAGAAATGGTCGTCAGGGCTACTTGCATTGACTCTGGTGGTCATCACACCCAAGCTGTCTACAAATATGTCTCGACTCGGGAGGCAAAGCGTGTTTTTGCCATTAAAGGTGTAGGTGGAGAGGGTAAGCCTATGGTTGGTAAGCCATCCAAGAACAATATCGGCAAAATCAAGTTGTTCCCTGTTGGCGTGGACACAATCAAATACGAGTTGTTTTCTAGGTTTAGAATCACCGAACCCGGCCCCGGTTATTGCCATTTCCCTGAAGGCCGAGACCCTGAGTATTACAAGCAACTGACTGCTGAAAAGATCGCAACAAAGTATCACAAAGGGTTTGCTCGCCGTGAGTTTGTTAAGATTCGTACTCGAAACGAGGCGCTTGACGTTCGCGTCTATGCAAAGGCTGCTTTGGCTCTGTTAAACGTCAATTTGAACGGTTTGGCTATGAAAATGTCTCACCGAAAGGAAGCTCAGGTAGAGGTCAAACAGCAAAAACAGCCTGTTAGACCAAAAAATCCTAGTAGCTTTGTCAATAGATGGCGTTAAAATCTGTAAAATTCATGAAACTATGGGGTGGCTATGGCTAACCTTTTCGATGTTACGCAAGCTCCAACGACTGAACCCGATGTTGTCAGTCCCGGCGACTTCATTCAGTGGAAGCGCATTGATATTGGCACAGATTATCCAAACACTGCTTATACGGCTACTTATGTGGCTCGTATTACTGGTGGTGGTAACACTGAGATTCAAGTAACTGGAACAGCAAGTGGCTCTGACTACTTGTTCTCTGTTGATAGCACAACTTCTACAGAATTTGTTGTTGGTCTTTATCACTGGCAACTAGAAATCAAACGCAACTCAGACAATAACCGCATCATCATTGATCGCGGATATTTCACTTGCGTTGCTGACCTTGATGTAAACGGCGCTGATCCTCGCACTCATGCCGAAATCATGGTCTCAAAGATTGAATCTATCTTGTCTGGCAAGGCTGATTCTGATGTTGCAAGCTACTCTGTAGCTGGTCGCAGTCTTTCAAAGATGTCTTTCCAAGACTTGATTGATGCTCGTGACTATTACAAGCGAGAAGTCCAGAAAGAAGTTGTTGCCGAGCGCATCCGTAAGGGGCAACCTACTGGTTCAACAATTCAAGTTCGGTTTGGGGGTAATTGATGGGTATTCTTGACATTTTCTCCCGCGGCAAGAAGGCTACTGCTAAAAGGGCTTACGCAGGAGCCAACACAGGCCGATTGTTTAGTGACTTCATTGCATCGTCTAAGTCTGCTGACAAAGAGATTGAGTTTGCTCTAAAGACACTGCGAAACCGATGCCGTGACCTTGCTCGTAACAACGAATACGCAAAGCGGTTTATTAGCCTAGCTAAATCAAACGTGGTTGGTGATCGTGGCGTAACTTTGCAAGTCAAAGCACGAAACGACAATGGCGCTATTGATGGCATTGGCAATGGCTCTATTGAGTCTGCTTGGGCCAAGTGGGGTCGCAAGGGCACTTGTACTGTTGATGGGCGCTTGTCTTGGGTTGACGCACAACGATTCTGGGTTGAGTCCTTGGTTCGTGATGGCGAAGTTCTTGTTCGCAAGGTCAAGTATCCAAATGAGTTTGGTTATGCCTTGGAGTTCTTAGAGCCTGACTTGTTAGACGAGAACTATAACGATGAATTGTCTAACGGCAATATCATCCGTATGAGCGTGGAACTTGACCCGTTCCGTAGACCAGTCGCCTACCATATTCTTACTCGTCATCCCGGTGATGTGAGTCAGTCTATGGCAATTGCTGGCCCTCGGATTCGTATCCCTGCCGACAGGATTATTCACTGCTACCTGATGGAGAGGGCGCAGCAGACTCGCGGTGTGCCGTGGATGGCCCCTGCTATCTCTAGCTTGAAGATGCTTGCTGGCTACCGAGAGGCTGAGTTGGTTGCGGCTCGTGCTGGCGCTTCTAAGATGGGCTTCTTTACATCGCCTCAAGGTGATGGGTTTGTGCCTGATGACACAGACAACAATGTGCCGATCATGGAAGCCGATCCCGGCACTTTTCACCAGTTACCCGCTGGCGTTGACTTCAAAGCCTTTGACCCAAGCCATCCAACCACTGCTTTTGCTGACTTTGAGAAGGCTGTGTTGCGCGGTATCTCCTCTGGCCTTGGCGTGTCTTATGTATCGCTTGCTAACGACTTGGAGGGCGTTTCTTACTCCTCTATTCGTCAAGGTACGATTGAAGACCGTGACCAGTGGAAAGTCGTTCAAGATATGCTGGTTCAGCACTTTGTAGAGCCTGTCTACCGTGATTTCCTGATGAACATCATGGAAAACCGCTTTATTCAGATTCCACCAAGCCGCTTTGATAAGTTTGCTGACTCTACTGTGTATCGCGCTCGTGGCTTCCAGTGGGTTGACCCGCTGAAGGAAATGAACGCCGCTGTGGTTGGCCTGAATAACGGCATTTTGTCTATGCAGGATGTTGCTAACCAGTATGGTCGTGATATTGAGGAAACCTTTGACCAGATTAAGGCCGAGAGAGAACTTGCTGATACCTTTGGCATTAGTTTGGCTTTCCAGCCATTCGGCGTAAAAGCCCCAGCACCAGTAGAGGTAAGCGATGCCAGTCCCGAATGAAGCGATGAAATCCGAGGCCCAGCGTGGCCTTGATTGGCGTGACGAGTTTGGTCGTGGTGGTACTGAAGTTGGTATTGCCAGAGCCAGAGACATCGTTAACGGGCGTGACCTTTCTGACGACACGATTGGCAGAATGGTGAGCTTCTTCGCTCGGCACGAAGTTGACAAAGAGGCTGAGGGCTTCCGTCCGGGTGAGGATGGTTATCCCTCTAATGGTCGGATTGCTTGGGCTTTATGGGGTGGAGACCCCGGCAAGGCTTGGGCAGATCGTGAATATGCGAAAATTCAAGAAGACCGATCAAATACTACTCAAGTTTCAAATGACTTGATAAAATCTGCAAAACCTGAAGGAACGGTTATGACTGATGAAGAACGCGCAATGGTAAGCATTTCGGTACACGTTGATACCGAAGATGTTGCCGAAATCATTGAGGCTCAAACCGAAGCAATGGTGGCTCAATCTCAAATCGCTCTGGAAAACAGTGCGTCTGAGGAAATCGCCGTTGATGTGGCTGACGAGCGTAAGGCTGGCGAGAGATTGACTCGTGCCGATGCAATGGAAGCCGTGGTTGAAGATGACCGCCGTGTCCGCATGGCTATCTCCTCTGAACTGCCTGTTGGTCGTTCTTATGGTGATGAAGTCCTTGACCACAACCCTGAATCTATTGACCTTGAGTTCTTGAACTCTGGTCGTGCGCCTTTGTTGCTGGATCACGATCCAGAAAAGCAAATTGGCGTTATCGAATCTGTATCCCTCGATAGCTCGGCCCGTAAGTTACGGGCGACAGTGCGTTTCGGTAAGAGCGCATTGGCCTCAGAGGTGTACGGAGATGTCGCTGACAACATCCGTGGCAATGTCTCTATCGGTTACTCGATCACCAAAATGGCGAAAGATACCGATGGCAAGACTTATCGCGCTGTCTCTTGGCGACCTGTTGAGGTGTCCATCGTTTCGATTCCTGCTGACCCGTCCGTTGGCATTGGTCGTGCGCTTGATACTGAAGCAACCTCTGAAGCTGTGGTTGAAGAACCGCAAATTACCGAAACCCCTGTGGAAGCGCAAACTCAAGTCGCTGAAGCAGAACGAAAGGAAACTATCATGGAAAACTCCGCAACTGTGGCAGTCGAAAGCCGCGCTTTTGACAAGCCTATCCAAGCTGAAGTCGGTCTGACTCAAAAAGAAGTCCGTCAGTTCAGCTTCTTGAAAGCCATCAATGCTATGGCTAACCCTCAAGATAAACGCGCATGGGATGCTGCCGCTTTCGAGCGTGAAGTGTCTGAAGCCGCCATCAAGACCTACGGTCGTGCCGCACAAGGTATCTTTGTTCCTAACGAAGTGATCTTTGGCAAGCGTGACCTGACTGTCGGCACTAACAGTGCTGGTGGCTTCTCTGTCGCTACTGAGTTGATGGCTGACTCGTTTATCGAGATGCTGCGTAATCGCTCTGTGGTGCAACGTGCTGGCGCTACCGTTATGAACGGCTTGGTGGGCAACGTGGCTATTCCTAAGCAATCTGCTGGCGCTACCGCCTATTGGGTTGCTGAGTCTGGCGCTCCTACTGAGAGCCAACAGACTATGGCTCAAGTCACAATGTCTCCTAAGACAGTTGGCGCTTACACCGACTTCAGCCGCAAGCTGATGTTGCAAAGCTCGCTGGACATTGAGAACTTTGTGCGCCGTGACTTGGCTCAAGTTATTGCCTTGGCTATCGACACTGCCGCTTTGTACGGTTCTGGTTCTAGCAACCAGCCTACTGGCGTGAAGAACACCTCTGGCGTGAACACCAAGGACTTTGCCGCTACCAACCCAACCTTTGCTGAATTGGTTGGCATGGAAAGCGAAATCGCCTCGGACAACGCTGACTTGGGCACAATGACCTACTTGTTCAACCCTGCACAGCGCGGCGCTTTGAAGACAACTGAGAAGTCGTCTACATCGACTGGTCAGTTCGTGTGGGAGCAAGGCAACACTGTCAACGGCTATCGCACAGAAGTGTCTAACCAGATCACTGCTGGCGATGTGTTCTTTGGCAACTTTGCTGACCTGTTGTTGGGCTTCTGGTCTGGTCTCGACCTGACTGTTGATCCTTACAGCAACAGCACTAGCGGTACAGTGCGTGTTGTGGCCCTGCAAGATGTGGACATCGCTGTCCGCAACGCAGTGTCCTTCTGCTACGGTGACGCTGACTTGGCTTAATTAACCAAGGGGGGCTAAAAACCCCCCTTTTTTGGAGACTCAAATGGTTAATTTTGGTGATAACGCAACTGCCGCCGCCTTGATTCCTGCCGCAGTCATTACCAGTACAACAACTGGTTCTGCTGTTAACTTGGTGGAATACGATGGTGAAGCCGCAGTTATCTTGAATTGCAGTGCTGGTGGTGCTGGCGCTACTTGCGATGTGAAGCTGACTCACAGCGATACATCGGGTGGCACTTACACTGACGTTTCTGGTGCGACATTTACTCAAGTTGGCAACGCTGCCGCATTTGAGAAAATCAGCATCAACACTAACGAAATGAAGCAATATGTCAAGGCTGTTTGTACCGTTGCTGGTACTGCTTCCTTTACCATTGCAGTTGAGTTGGTTGCTGTTAAGAAGTATTTGCCGTAATGCAAGTCCAATTCATCCGTAACACGATGACGAGTCAAGGCAATGCCCGTATGGGTGTTGTCCTTGATTTGCCAGATAACGAAGTCAAGACTTTGATGAGTCTTGGACGCTGTATTCCTCATGACGCAGTTGTGGAGATCGAAGACCGTTCTGTTGGTCTTGAGACTTCTGATGCTGAACCCGTCATTCGCCGTGGGCGACCAAAGAAGGTTAAATAATGGCTGTTGAATCTGCTGCTGATCGTTTGGCAATGTTGGTTGACTTTGGTCAATCTGTGACTTATACAGTCCAGAATGGCTCGCCTGTCACGATCACTGCTATTTTTGATGCTCAGTTTGTAGAAGTTGAGGCTGGCGGCACTATAGGTGTTGCTTACCAAGAGCCTCGTTTAATGTGTCGCACCGCTGATGTTGCTAGTTGCACTGAAGGCGATACATTTGTTGTTTCTGGCGTGACTTATTTATCCAGAATCGTCCAAGATGACGGTACTGGTATGACAATGATTGTCTTGGAGAAGCAATGAGCCATCTAAGACAGCTTATCCGTAGCAACATCGTTACTACAGTAACGGGTTTGTCTACAACAGCATCTCGTGTTTACCAGACTCGCATTTACCCTCTTGAGCAATCAAAGTTGCCGGGTTTGTGCGTATATACAAAGTCTGAAGAAACAGAATATGTGACTATCGGTCTTCCTCGCAGACAAGAGAGGACATTGGAAGTTGTCGTTGAGATTTACGCCTCGGCAATTTCTGGACTTGATAACACACTAGATACTATATCTGCCCAAATTGAGGAAGCGTTGGCTACCGACATTACTCGTGGGGGATATGCAAAGGACACCAAGGTAATTGCGTTTGAAGCAGACTTTGATGGAAGCGGAGAGCAACCAGTTGGTGTTGGGCGTTTAACGGTGCAAGTAACTTACTCAAACCGTGAAAACGAGGTTGAATCCGCTGCTTAATGTGGCAAAATATCATCATCTTTAAAGGAGTTAGCTATGGCTAATCACACAGGCTCTGAGGGCACAGTTCACGTTGGCACTAACGCAGTGGCTGAAATCCGTTCTTACTCGATCAGCGAGACTGCTGACACTATCGAGGACACTTCTATGGGCGACACTTCTCGCACCTACAAGTCGTCTTTGAAGTCGTTTACAGGCTCTATTGATGTTTTCTGGGACGAGACAGACACAACTGGTCAAGGTGCTTTGAGCGTTGGCTCTGAAGTCACCATCAAGTTCTATCCAGAAGGTGCAGCTACTGGCGATACCTATTATTCTGGTTCGGCTATCGTGACTGGTAAGACAATCAACGGTTCCTTTGATGGCATGGTCGAAGCCTCGATCACTGTCCAAGGCACTGGCGCTCTGTCTACTAGCACTGCAAGCTAATGAGCATTATTGAGAGGGCAAAAGCCCACTTTAAATCACTCCAGACGAAGGCTATTGAAGTGCCTGAATGGGGTGATGAAAATGGCCCTTTGATTATTTATGCCGAGCCTTTCACTTTGAAGGACAAGGCAAAACTTCAAGCGGTCACCAGATTGGGCAATTCTGAGGCAGACACTCTTGTTGAGTTGCTGGTGATGAAATGTCTCAATAAAGATGGTGAAAAGATTTTTACCATTGAGGACAAGACCGTTTTGCGAAATATGGTTGATGCCTCGATACTTGAAAGAGTCTCAACAGAAATCATGAAGGTTGATTTCAAGGAACTCGAAAAAAACTAAGGCAAACTCCTGAACGACAATTCATGTTTCACCTTGCCGAAAAGTTGCACAAAACAGTAGGCGAGATTGAAGAAATGTCTGTTGAGGAGTTCTTAGAGTGGCAAATTTGGATCAAGTTTCAGTCGGAGAAAAACAATGGCAAATAAAGATGTAAGTATTGACATTGTTGCTCAGGATAAGACTGGCGCGGCGTTCAAATCAGTCAAAGGCAATCTTACCGATCTAAGCACTAGCGTTGGTGCTGTGACTGGCAAGATTGCCGTTTTGACTGGTGTTCTTGCCGCCATTGGTAGCGCAGCACAAATCAAAGGATTGGTTGATAGTGCTGACAACATGAACAAGCTGTCTCAAAAGACAGGCATTGCAGTCAGTGAATTATCTTCACTGTCTAACACGGCTGACCTAGCTGGTGTTTCAAATGAACAACTTGGTTCTGCTCTTGTAAAACTAAACAAGAGTATTGCCGAAGCCGCTTCTGGAACCAAAGAACAAGCTCAAGCGTTTAAGAACTTAGGCATTAGCGTTAAGGATGCCAACGGTAATATTCGCCCAACTGCTGATATTCTTGGCGATGTTGCTGGCGCTTTTAGCAATGCTTCTGATGGCGCTATCAAGACTCAATATGCAATGGCTTTGTTCGGCAAAGCTGGCGCTGATTTAATCCCATTTCTTAATACTGGCAAGCAGGGAATTAAAGAGTTCGGCGCAACTTTTGGCGAGGAATTTGCTCAAAATGCCGAAAGATTTAACGACAACCTCACAAAGCTGAACCAGCAACTTCAAGTTGTTGTGGTTGAGGGCATCACTCCAATGCTTGAGAGTATGTCCAAGTTGATTGTTGAGTTTCAATCTGGAACAAAAAATTCACAAAGTTTTCTTGATGCCATCTTAAATTTTGGCACTATCAATCCATTCAATACTACTGCTGAGAACTTGAAAGTTGTCAGGGAGCAAATTGAAGAAAACAACGATGCCATTGAGCGATACAAGAGAGCAAACTCTGATACTCGTTCGCTTGAGCAATATAACACGCATCTCCAGAATCGCTTGAATTACCTCAAGGCAATTCAGAAGTCAGAAGGTATTGGTGTTCCAAAGCCAGAAGATGTTAGTGGCATGGATATGCGTTTGCTTGGTATCAGCAAGCCAGTAGCCAAGAAAAATCTTGCTCCTTTGATTACCGAGAAGAAGGCGGTTGCTGAGGTTGATAAGCAACTTGAGAAAATTAAGAGTTCCTTCTTGTCCGTTTCAGACCAAATTCTCAGGTTGGTTGAAGGCGAGGATGATCTTCTTGTTCGCCAATTTGAACGAATCACTAACGACAAAGTTGCTATAGAGCAATATAAAGAGTTGTTGGCTGTTAAGCGCAAGATTCTTAATCAAGATAAAGAAATTGACGAGGCCATCAAAACTCAGCAAAAGCTAGAGGAAGAAGCCGCCAAGAAGAAGCAGACGCTTACTGATGAGGCAAAAAAACTATTTGAGCAAACAAGAAGTCCTCTTGAGGCTTTCAATATTGAAATGGCTCGGCTGGATATGTTGCTCAAAGAGGGGTATATCAGTTGGGATGTTTACTCAAGAGCAACGATTGATGGCCTTGAGGCGCTTGATAAGTTCAAGGAAAAAGGCAAAGACAGCTTTGAAGAACTGAAAGATGCAATCAATGGATGGGGTAATGAGTTCACTAGCGTGATGGCAGATAGTGTCATGAGTGGTAAGTTGTCATTTAAAGATTTGGCAAATAGCATCATTCGTGACCTTCTGAGAATTCAGATTCAGAAATCTATCACTAAACCTTTGATCGAGTCTGGAACATCATTCTTGGATGGTCTTTTGTCTGGTCAGCGAGCGATGGGTGGCCCTGTAACTGCTGGCAATAGTTATCTGGTTGGCGAGAATGGCCCTGAGATTTTCACTCCCGGTGCTTCTGGTGGCATCACTCCAAACAATCAAATGTCAAGTGGTGGCGTTACGGTTGTGCAAAACATCAATGTGACAACTGGTGTTCAACAGACGGTTCGCGCCGAGATCATGACTTTGATGCCACAGATTGCTGGCGCAGCCAAAGCCGCTGTTGCAGACGCTAAACTCCGTGGCGGTAACTACGCTGCGGCACTGAGGTAATCATGGCTATTTCTTATCCCGTAACCTTTCCTTCTCTGGGTATTCGCTCAATGAATATCCGGGCCAAGTCTGTCGTTGGCGTATCTCAGTCGCCTTTTACGGGCCAGCAACAGGTTTATAAGCATCAAGGCCAATGGTGGGAGGCTGAGGTTTCTTTGCCGCCTATGAAACGGGCTGATGCCGAGCAAGTTGCTGCTTTCTTGTTGAAGATGAATGGTCAATATGGCACGTTTCTACTTGGCGATCCGGCTAACACTGCACCTCGTGGTGTTGGCACTGGCACACCTCTTGTTAAAGGCGGCTCACAAACTGGAGATACGCTAATCACGGATGGCTGGACAACAAGCACGACAGGCATTTTGAAGGCTGGCGATTGGATTCAGTTGGGGTCTGATTCAACAACTCGGCTTTACAAAGTATTGGATGACGTTGACTCCGACTCTAGCGGTGAGGCTACTTTGACGCTTTGGCCTAACTTGCGGTCTAGCCCTTCTGATAACGCTGCTATTGTTGTAAGCAGTCCTAAAGGGCAATGGCGACTTTCTGCCAACGAGATTCAATACTCGATTGACGAGGCCAGTGTTTACGGCATCACCTTTGCTTGCGTGGAGGCACTGTGAGAGACTTAACCTCTGGCGTTCAAGATGCGATTGATGCCGATCAGGTATCGCCTATTTTGCTCTTTGAGGCTGAGTTTGTTTCTGGTTATGTGCGTGTCTGGTCTGGCTATGGCGATTTGACTTGGAACTCGCAGACTTGGAATGGCGTGGGTATTTTGGGTGGAATTTCAAACATTGAAGAAACCTCAGAGGTTAAAGCCGCTGGCATCACGGTTTCTTTGAGTGGTATTCCAAGCCAATACATCTCTATTGCTTTGCAAGATGTCCGTCAGGGAAAAACTGGGAAAATCTACCTTGGCTTCATGGACAACTCAAACGAAGTCATTGTTGACCCATATTTGGCTTTTGAAGGTCGCCTTGATATTCCCTCTATTCAGGAGGATGGCGACAACTCAATTATCACAATCAGTTACGAATCACGCCTGATTGATCTTGAGAGAAGCCGAGAGGTTAGATACACCCATGAGGAGCAAACTCGCTTATTCCCCGGCGACCTTGGCTTTGAGTATGTTGCCTCTATGCAAGAGAAAGAAGTTTTGTGGGGTAGGTCATGAAACTAGAAGGCTGGGAGTCTCGGCTTTTTAAGAAGCTAGATACCACTCAGCCTTTTAAGTGGGGCGAAAACGATTGCTGTTTGTTCGCTGCTGACTGTCTGATTGAGATTTACGGCGTAGATTTTGCCGAGGAATTTAGGGGCTACAAGACCGCTACAGGGGCTTATAAGAGGCTCGCAAAGGCTGGTGGTCTGTATGCTGTGATGGATTCTAAGTTTGGCCCTTCAATCAATCCTAAAATGGCAAAGAGGGGCGCAGTTGTTTCTTTCTTTGTTGGTAAAGAAGTAGCCCTTGGCGTTCACATTGGCGATAAAATAGCGGCAGTCTCTGAAAAAGGACTGATCTTTCTCCCTATGGAAGTGGTAGATAAAGCATGGCAAAAGTCGTAAAAGCCGCTATTGTTGTTGCCGCTGTATCAACTGGCGTTGGTTTCCTGACTGGCGCTATTGCAAAAGGTGCGGCATTTCTCGGCTTTGGTGCTGGGTCTGCGTCCGCTTACTTTGCGACCAGCTTTGTCTCGTCTGTTGTTCTTGGTGGCGTATCAAGTGCGCTACAGAAAAACGCTGACAAACAGCTTTCAGGAACAACGGGTGGCACAACAACCAACATCACAACAAGGCAGTCCATTGCTCCGCATCGCGTGGTTTATGGGCGCTCTCGTGTTGGTGGCAATATTGTATTTATTGAGTCAACAGACCATAACAAATATTTACACCTTGTTATTACTTTGGCTGGTCATGAGATTGATGCTGTCGAGTCAATTTACTTTGATGACGAAATCGTAACTCTTGATGGCTCTGGTAATGCTACAAGTGCTAATTACGCCGGTTTTGCAAAAATTGAAACAAATCTAGGTACAGATTCACAAACAGCGTTTACTAACCTGATTGCTGAGTCTGATGGCAAGTGGACTGCAAACCATCGCTTGCGCGGCATTGCTTGCTTGTATGTAAAACTGACTTACGACCAAGACAAATACCCCAACGGTATTCCAAACATCACTGCTGTTATTCGTGGCAAGAAGGTTTATGACCCTCGCAGTTCAACTACTGCATGGTCGGCAAACCCTGCTTTGTGCGTTTCTGATTACCTGACAAACACCCGTTTTGGCGTTGGGTGCGTTTACGCAAGCGAGATCAACGAAACAGCCTTGATTGCCGCCGCAAACATTTGTGACGAGGATGTAACGGCTATTGATGGAACCGAGAACCGCTACGAACTTCACGGCTCTTTTGACACTAGCTCTACTCCACAAGAGATCATTACTCAAATGGTCTCGGCAATGGCTGGTAAGGCTATCTGGTCGGGTGGAAAGTGGCGCTTGTTGGCTGGCGCTTATTACTCGCCAAGCCTTACTTTTGATGAAGGCGACCTTGCTGGTGGTTTGAAGGTGCAAAGCCTTGTCAGCCGCCGAGAGTCATTTAACGGCGTTAAGGGTACATTCTCAAGCCCCAAGAATAACTATGTTGCCACTGACTTTCCATCGGTATCTTCTGCTACTTATGTAGCCCAAGATAACGGTGAAGAAGTCTACAAGAACGTGCAATTTCCGTTCACGACATCGGCAAGCATGGCTCAACGTTTGGCAAAGATTGATTTGCTCAGAGCGCGGCAACAGATTACCGTGACTATGCCTTTGAAGCTGGTTGGCCTCAAAGCGCAAGTTGGCGATATTGTTATGATTAACAACACTCGATTCGGCTGGAGTTCTAAGCCGTTTGAGGTTGTTGGCGTGAACATGAATATTGGTGGCGAGGTTTTAGGCGTTGACTTGGACTTGCGAGAGATCGCATCCAATGTCTATGACTGGTCTACGAGTGAAGAACAGCCATTTGACGCTGCTCCAAACACTAACCTACCTAACCCATTCAGCACTACGCCTCCGGGATTAGCGGTTACTGATACGCTTGAGATCACCGCTGAAACTGTTGTGACAAAGTTGGTTGCAACAATATCTGGCGTTACATCGTTCTTTGACAGATACGAGGTTCAAAGTAAGCTGTCTACAGATTCTGAGTGGACAAACATCGGTCAAGCAACAAGCACGATTTTCCAACAGGTTAACGTGCTGGATGGCTACACCTACAACGTCAGGGCGCGGTCAATTAACATGACTGGCGTTCGCTCGGATTGGGTGACAGTAAACCATCAAGTTGTTGGTAAAACTGCCCCACCACAAGATGTAACGGACTTTTCGATCAACATTGTTGGCCCTAATGCTTATCTGACTTGGGAGCCAGTTACCGACCTTGATTTGTCGCACTATAGGATTCGTCATAGTGCTTTAACAACAGGCGCAACTTATGCTGACTCGATTGACCTTGTTTCTAAGGTTTCTCGCCCTGCTGTTTCTGCCATTGCTCCAGCCTTAACTGGAACTTACTTCATCAAGGCGATTGACAAGATCGGGAACGAATCTATCAACGCAACAGAAGTTGTAGCGATTATTGAGAGTATTAAAGGCCTAAATTTTATTGAGTCTTTGATTGAATCTCCTACATTTTCAGGCACAAAGGTCGAGTGTAGCGTTAACGATGCTGGTCAGTTGATTCTGGACACCTCGATTGATTTTGATTCGGCTACAGGTCTATTTGACGATGCTGATGGCGACTTTGACGGTGGTGGTGGCTATACATCTACAAGTGGCACTTACTACTTTGCTGATGTTGTTGATTTGGGTTCTGTATATACATCTCGGGTGACTTCTAATATTGAAGTTTCTCGGGTGGATTATGTGAACTTGTTTGACGATGCGACAGGCAACTTTGACGACCGTGTTGGATTGTTTGATGGCGACCCTAACACCTATGGCGACACCAACGTGGAGTTTTATATCTCTACGACTGAAGATGACCCGAATGGCTCTGATCCTAACTGGACAGCTTATCGCCGATTCTTTGTTGGTGATTACAAGGCAAGGGGTCTTAAGTTCAAGATTGTGATGACTTCTGCTTCTACTGAGGCCAGCCCAAGCATTAGCACTCTGTCGGTGACTGTGGATATGCCTGACCGTGTTTATTCGCAAAATGACATTGATTCTGGTGCTGGAGCCAAGGTGATTACCTTTAGTCCAGCCTTTAAGGTAACTCCTGCTTTGGGCATTGCTGCTCAGAATTTGCAACAGGGTGACTTCTATGAAATCACCTCAAAATCTGCTACAGGCTTTACAATCACATTCAAGAATTCTGGCGGTTCTGCCGTAAATAGAACCTTTGATTTTGTCGCTCAAGGTTATGGCGAATTAGCCGCATGAAAGGTAAAAAATGAGTCAACATGATATGTCTATTGCGAATCAGGGCTTTCCTGCTTTTCGCTCCGATTTGAACGATGCTTTGCAAGCTCTGGTCAGTCTGAACTCTGGTTCAACGGCTCCATCGGCAACATTTGCCAATATGCCTTGGTATGACACTGCGAACAATATTCTGAAGATTCGCAATGAAGATAACGATGCTTGGATTTCAGTTCTCACACTGGATCAGACAACAGACGCTCTTACAGCAATCGGCTCGTTGACTATTGCAACCGCAGCAAAAACCGATACGGCTCAGTCGTTTACAGCCGCACAGCGTGGTTCTGTATCTGCTCTGACAGACGGTTCAAGCATCACCCCTGACTTTGCTGTAGCTAACAACTTCTCTGTTACTTTGGGTGGCAACCGAACACTGGCTAACCCCACAAACATCACTGCTGGTCAGTCTGGTGTGATTGTGATTACCCAAGACGGTACAGGATCAAGAACGCTGGCCTATGGTAGCTACTTCAAGTTTTCCAACGGTACAGCCCCGACACTGACCACTACAGCAAGCGCAGTAGATGTTTTGTGCTACTACGTGGAAAGCTCGACCCGGATCACTGCTCGCCTGATTGGTGATGTCAAATGAGTGTAATCAATTCAATCCCACTGATTGCCGCTGGTGGCGGTGACTATCAGATCAGTCGTTCTGTGCGGCTGCGTTCAAGTGCGTCTGCTTACTTCAATCGGACTCCTGCAAGTGCTGGAAACCGCAAGACTTGGACATGGAGTGGTTGGGTCAAGCGCGGGACACTTGGTGTTGTAAGCAGAATCTTTGCCGCTGATGACGGGTCTGCATCAACTGACCAAGACTACAACACGCTGCTGTTTAATTCGTCAAACCAATTACAGTTCAGCGGCAACCTGACAGATTTCAGAATTACAACTGCTGTCTATCGTGACCCGTCTGCTTGGTATCACATTGTCTTTGCGGTGGACACAACCCAAGCGACTGCTGGAAACCGATTCAAGCTGTATGTGAACGGTTCTGAAGTGACTGCATTTGGTACTTCAAATAACCCATCGCAAAACACAGACCTTGCGGTAAACGCAGCCATTGGTCACTACATTGGTTCAATCGCTGGTTCGTCTTATGTTGATGCTTACCTCACCGAGGTCAACTTCATTGACGGTCAAGCCCTGACACCATCCAGCTTCGGTGAAACAGATGCCATCACTGGTGTATGGAAGCCTAAGAAGTACGCTGGCACATACGGCACAAACGGCTTCTATCTGAACTTCTCAGACAACAGCAGCAACACAGCCACAACCATCGGCAAGGACTACTCTGGCAACGGCAACAACTGGACGCCGAACAACATCTCGGTGACTTCTGGTGCGACCTACGACAGCATGATTGATGTGCCTACGCTGTACGCTGATGGCGGGAATGGGCGGGGGAATTACTGCGTACTGAATCCGCTTGATAAAGGTTCAAACGTAAGTGTTCTTGATGCAAACCTAAACATGAACACAAGTGCTGTAAATTTTGGTGTGCGCGGCTCTATTGGTGTAAACACTGGTAAATGGTATTGGGAAGTTTATGTTTCTGCTATTGGGTCAACCAACGTAGATGTTGGTGTGGCAGATTCGGCTTGGTCTCGTGACTATGTTGGCTCAAGCGCAAGTAGTTGGGGATATTTCTCAAGCGCTCAAAAATACAACAATGCTTCAGCAACCTCATACGGAGCAACCTACACAACAGGAGACACAATCGGCGTAGCTTTTGATGCCGATGCTGGCACTTTGACATTCTATAAAAATGGCACAAGTCAAGGGCAAGCATACTCAAGTGTTTCTGGCAGTAACCCTATTTTCCCCGCTGTGTCAGGTCAAACATCAAGCACACTGGTTTGCAACTTCGGCCAACGCCCCTTCGCCTACACCCCACCAACAGGCTTTAAGGCACTGAACACTCAGAACTTGCCAGCGGGAAGTATCACAACAAGCGGTTCGTTTACAGGAAACGCTAGTGCTGATGGGCCTTTTGTTTATTTAAACGGTGTTCCAACTGCAATGACTATTAACGGCAATGCGGTTACTTTTGCAACTCATGTTGACAAAACAGCCAATGGATTTAAGTTAAGAACTTCATCAAGCAGTTACAACGCATCCGGGTCAAACACATATAGCATCACTACAACTGGTGCTAAATTCAAATACGCAAACGCACAGGTGAATCCATGAAATACAAACTCGCAAATGGTCAATTAGTTGGCGAATTCCAAGCCTTCACTTTCAATGAAATTCAATACCCAGAGAATTGGATTTCTTTGTCTTCTCAGCAAGAACGACAAGCATTGGGACTCCAAGAATATCAGGAACAACAACGTCCTGATGATAGGTTTTATTTCGTAACTGACAATGGCGATGGGACTTATTCAACTGTTGCAAAAGAGTTGGAAGACGGCGCTGAATATGTTGATTTGCGCGGAGTAACTCGCCGAGTTCAAGGCTTGAAGTCTCAGATGATCGCTCAAGTCAAGGCTACTGCTGGCTCTATGCTTGCCGTTACCGATTGGAAAGTGGTTCGCGCTTCTGAGGGTGTGAAGGCTGTTGACGCTGACACACTGGCTGAACGCGCTGCCATCCGCACTGCCTCTGACGCAAATGAAGCCGCTATTACTGCTTGCACAAGCGTGACCCAACTGGCTGCGCTCAAGCTGACTTGGCCCGTTTAAAATAAGGAATCTTTGAGGCGTGAATATGGACAACCAACAACTTTTTAACCTCGTAGTATCGGTTGCAGGGTTTCTTGCGGTATTCGTGTTCTATCAAGTCATGCAACGCTTGCAACGCCTTGAAGATACAGTTATGGCCCTTGAGAAGCAACTGCCAAACGATTACGTCAAAAAAGACGACTATCGCGCTGACATCAAGGAAGTCAAAGACATTCTGCGACAAATCTTTGATAAGTTAGACGCAAAGGCTGACAAATGAAAGATTGGGCCGTTGCGTTTATTGCCGCGGCCCTTGTCTCTTGCCTGACCATTTGGGTCACGTTTTCTCTTATGCCGTTACTTCAATGGGTGCTTAGATGATTGGTATGCTGCTTGATCCAGAAGCCGCCCTTGATGCGGTGAATAAGGCGGTGTCTCTGGTCAAGAAGGCCAGTGCGACAGCGCAGAGTGTGGAGTCTCTGGCTCCAATGCTTGGCAAGTATTTCGATGCCAAGGCTAATGCTATTGCGTCTGCTGAAGCTGCCAAAGCAGGGACATTCGGCGGTTCTTCTATGGGCAAGGCTCTGGAGATTGAGCTTGCCATTGACTCACAGAAAGAGTTTGAGGAAGATCTGAAACGATTGTTCTGGAACGCCAACAAGATGGACGTGTGGCAGAAGATCAAGGCTCGGGCTACGGTCATGGAGGCCGAGGCTGCCAAGGCCGCAGGCAAGGCCAAGGAAGACGCCAGGCGCAAGAAGCAAAAAGATCAGGAAGACCTTGAAACAGCGATCGCCGTTATCCTGTCTGTTGTGATCTTCGTCATCCTGATGTGGGGTGGTTGG